ACCCAAGTCATTTCTGACTTCTCAATACGAACGCCAGCCAAAGAACCACACTTGAAGTATGTATTCAATCGGTCAATAAGACCATACTGATTAATACGCTCGATATCGGCACCGAAGAACCCATCAGCAAGCAAACGCTTATAAGATGAAATAAATGAGCGACGAAGTCCAGGATAACGAGTTTGAATCATTCTCTCGATACGAGCGTCTTCAACTACATTTAGGAACGAGCGGTAAGTGTCACCTTTAGAAGAAGCACTTTCATGCCACCCGTCTTCAGGAGTATAAAGGGCATGCCCAACTTCATGACCCACGAAGTGGTCATATGTATCATTCGACATATCATCCCACTGAGGAAGGGTCAGGATACGGTCACGCACGTTAAAAGATGCTGTAGGAACACGCTCGTGGGTAACTGTAAGGTTCTCATTAGCGAGAAGTCGAGCGAGAATTTCTTTAGAAGCAACATTAGTCATATAAGTACCTATCAATTTATACCGCTATTATGGACCATAGCGAACCAATTGTCAAGCACTTTTTTAATCTTTTTTTATAATAGTTTGTTATAAGGATATAACCAAAAAGAATAAGGTGGGGGCAGCGATTGCTACCCCCGATTTTACTACACAGACAAGCCAGAAGAAAACATCACGACAGGAGCTACAAGGTGTATTGCTCCTAGTATGATAAATGCTTCAAATGCGAGTCCGATCTTTTGACGATATTCATGCTTTTTCATGATTAGTCTCCAGTAAATTGAATTAACAACCTACTGGTTCACTTCGGAATAAGTTACTATTCCTGATGCCCAGTAGATCTGATCTCGATCTTCCTGGGTCTCCGCTCCTCGGGCACTTCAACTCTGGCATTAACCACGAGCATCCCGTCCTTTAAGTCGGCACCATCAATTACCACAAACTCTGAGATACGGAAGCTCTTCTCGAATTTGCGTGACGATATACCTTTATGGATATAATGTCTATCAATTGCGTCAAGAGGATTACCCTTGACTACCAAGATACCATCCTTGATTGTTAGTTCCAATTCATCCATTGAAAAACCAGCAACAGCAAGCTCGATGTTGAAATTGTCATCATCGATCTTCACAATGTTATGTGGTGGATAATTATCTTGTGAACGCCCAGCACCGTGGATTCTTTCTAAGTCATCGAATAGATGCTCAAATCCAAGGAATAATGAGCGTGGGACATGCATACCTTTTATTGCGTTTTTAGTCATTTTGACCTCCTAGTTATTTTAGCAAGGTAATTGTAGGATTCCTTTATCGGACATCCGCACTTATTTATAACAAAACAATATTAAAGTTTTATTACAAATTTCTAACCAAAGAACGATTCTAATGAATTTCCTGATTTATCATACTTACCACCCGAGCGATCTTTCAATCTTAGTTCGGCATGACCAGTAGTTTCTCTGACGTATTTCGTACAGAGGTCAGGATAACGCTCAACCAACGCATCAGCTGAAATATCGATGCGCTCAACAGTACGCTCAACCTGCATACCACCATCCTCAGTATAATACTTAGATATGACAGTAATATTATCAAGTCGACATACTGAACCGTCTTTGACATAATGTTGTAGAGTACGCTCAAAATCTTCCTTATCGTCAAGCTGTACATATAAATCTTTATCATGAGAGTTGATACTGCCCCAGCAAGAACCGATACAGTAATACAAACCAACCTTAGTTTTATAACTCATAAAGAATGGGTTTGAAGCAGCATATACGCCACATAGTGAGTTGTTGTTCTCAATCATGGCATGATACATTGGCTCAAATACTTCTTTAATTGGGTCAACCACTTCACCAAACTTCTTCTCATTGTTTGGGTCTTTAGTTTTAAATGAAGTCAAGTCGTCATCTAGATTGACAATAAACTCACCCTCATCATAGTAATCTCGAATGAAGTTTCGGATAGCACCCATACCCACAACCCCAACAACGATATTCCCGCTGTATGGCGTAGTCTTTAGTGCGTTTTGATACTTAACCCTTTCTTCTTCGTCAGCAACGAATACAGTAACATACTCAGAAGGAACGCTAAATGATGCGAGTAAAGCAGCAGTTTTATCACGCAATGTTTCTGATCTTTTATATGACGGAATGGCAATATTAATCTTCATTATACAATCTCTTCAAGTGTTTTGGTTGGTGTCATAAACTTTGATACAAATGGAACTTCGGATATATGCAGGTCGCCTGATCGTCTTTCCCCAACTTCGATTTCAAATAAATGCTCACCATATTTAGACTTGTAAGCATTAAGGTATTCTTTAACGGTATATGATTGACCAGAACCAAGTGGCTCATAATCAGTCATAGCAGCAGGCTGCTCAACAGCCCGAACGATGGCATCGGTAATATCGTCAACATGAATATAATCACGAACGCATGTTCCATCTTTAGTCTCATAATCATCACCGAATAGTGTAAACTCTTTTGTTTCTTTTGCCTTCTCAATACAAAGCGGTAGTCCTTCGGGATTAGTCGGAGATCCTCCCCCAACATTATAGAATCTGAATATAGTATATTCTTTACAACTATCCTTAACTATTTGCTCAGCCATTACTTTAGAATGACCATAAGGAGAGTCTGGGGAAAACGCTGCACCCGTGGATGCAAACACCATCTTAGCATTAGGAAACGCACGGATGACATTCAAAGTGCCAGTCACATTTGTATCATAATAATCTAATGGGCGCTTTACGCTTTCCCCTACTCTAACCAATGCTGCTAAGTGAACAACGCACTTAACATTTTCCATGGGGGTCTCCATCGGCTGACGAATATCCCATGTATCAATATCATAACCAAGAGCAGTTAGCTTTTTGGTCAGGGCGCTACCGATATACCCTGCCGATCCAGTTACTACTATCAAAAGAAGTTCTCCAGTGATGTTTTCTCTTCAAGCGCCTCTGGGTGGTATTGTTTCAACATATCACGCCCACCCTTTTCTTCAAGGTAAACATACCATTCGTCAGAACCCCACATACTAGGACTGACACCATTCCAAAGAGGCTTCCATAGTTGGTGTTCTTTATTAGTTCTACGATCGTCAACGAACTGCTTACGAATCGCTTCGTATTCCCAACTACCCAATTTTAGCATGTTTTCTCTGAAATAGCAAACCAAACTTATACGCTCCATGTCAGCAAGAGTCTTACCTTCTGGCGGGAGTAGTTCGGTATTGCCATGGATACCAGCATGGTTGTTAATCAGTAGAAGATCACCTGGACGAATATTAATCGCAACCCTAAACTCAGGAAGAACTAAATACCCACCAGTCCACTGCTGATCGCCCTTAGCAACTACAGTAAGGTTCGAGAACCCTTCATGTAAATCACCCGCATCACGGTGAGCAGCTGTTCGGAAGTTCTTATTAACAGTTACAGTAGTGAATGGTGTATCATTACCAGCAACTAAGAAACGTGAGTCAATCTTATCAGCGCATGCCTTTTGAACCGCATAACGCTTAGGAAGAAGATTCTCAAACTGATCAGAAAGATTGCGCATGAACGGATAGCATTTCTCATAACGCTCACGGTGGTGTTCAGTATATGAAGTTGCTCGACCGAATGGGATTCTAGGGTAGCGATCAAAGAAACCTGCGATGCCTGAGTTAACTGCGTTAGCATAAGTTGTATCTGAGATAAACGTCTTACGAACTACAGTAGCATCTTTGGCAGCATCAGCTGATGACATAGACTTCCACTCTTTAACTTTTGCGTCAAAGTATGTAGAGTAGTTGTAGCCAGCATCAGATACCTTGTTTCGTAACCAAACCATACCACGTGTATCATCGCTTTCCTTGTTCTTATGCTTTTCAAGGATAGCATCTACACCACCATCATCAAATAGTGATTGGCGCTCGTTCATATAAAAGTCAAGAACCTCAAGGTGACATTCAGTAACCCAGTCGCGACCACCTTTAGATTCATCAGATGTGCCTCCCTGTTTACCACGAGTAGATCCTGCCGCAAGCCCACGGTTCTGGGTTGGTTGAGCAGCCTCAACTAAACCATCATAAGCACCCCTTTGTTCTTCAGCGCTGAATACGTTTCGTCTATATTTGAAGATAATATTATCTTCGCCATTACTCTCGCCAAACCTTGGAGGAGCATAGAAGTCCATATCTTCTTCAACAAGAATATCATAATCATTATCAGTCATGTACTCGCCAAGTTGGTGTTCGCAATCTAACCATTCTTTCGCTGTAATCACGTCAATATTATTCGGAGCAGTCATCATCAATACCTATCTCAATTATATCCCAAAATTTTTGCGTTTCCCGTAAACTCCATCGGATGCCCCATAATCCATCATGAGCCTCAACTAATCCTGAACAGCATGCGATAAGTAATACTTGTAACATTCTTTCATTATAACTCATTTATCACCAAATGTCAAATTATTTATGGAGCAATCCTACTGAAAGATTTAACCTTCTCAAACCTTATCTGACTTCGGAACTTATCCATTAAGACGTCACCTTTAGTGTGGGTAATAATAAACACATTAGCGCCAGACATTTCATTCAACAGTTTAGTCAACTCGTCAGTACCAGTAACGTCTAGTGAATTATCAAACACCTCATCAAGTATGAGTAGATTAGTGTTAGTTGAGTTCTTTAACTTAGCAACTGCTCGCCAAGTAAGTAGCAACGCAATATCAATACGAGTCTTTTCACCCTCAGAGAAACTGGCGTACGAAAACTCATCACGATGTCGGCTTTTGATTACTTCGTTGAATTCTTCATCAAGCTCAAAGTTTACGAAGAAGTCAAGAGCAGAAAGATATTTGTTCACCAGCTTATTAATGATGGGAACATACTGTTTGATAATCTTAGATTTGATACCACCATCTTTAAGCATAGCCGAAGCAACGTCATAAACTTCCTTACGCTCTACCAACTCCTTTTTCTTTTGCTGGTATATGGTCAAGTCTTTTCGCAGATTGGCCAGCTTTTCTGAATTGCCGCCACCGATATCTTCTTGATTCTCAATATCATTAACCTTTTTCTTAACGTCATCGATATTACTTTGGTACATTCTCATTTCAGTTTGACAGTCGCGCAGTTTGTTTTGCGTAGTGTTTATTGTTTGTTGTACACTAGTGATGCGCTGTAGTTCTTTTTGTAATTCTTCTTGCTCGCCATTTAAATCAGAGATAGCCTTTGACGTTGTATCAATTATAACCTGAGTCTTTTGTATTTTATCAGCTTTCAATTCAAGCGAAAGAACCTGCTCACAAGTTGGGCAGTTGTCATTCTTATCATAAAACTCAACTCTACTCTCAGCCTTCTTAGTCTTTTCTTTCAGCTTGCTTAATATATTCTTGACCTTTTCCATTTTAGCTGAAGACTTATCTTTAGTAGAAATAGACTCTAATAACGTATCAGCCTCAGCAGTTAACGAGCTGTATAAAGATTCTGCAGAGCCGTAGGACTCGGTATAGACCTCAATATCAGACTTTAGGTCTGTTATCTGCTTTTCTATATCTGACTTGACTTTGAGGAGATACTGTTCTTGTACTTCAATCTTTTCATCAGTAAGGTCAATACTATACGTCACATCAGTTAGCGATCGCTTGTTATCAGAAACTCGATCTCTAAGTAATGTATTCATAGTTGAGAATATCTGAATGTCAAGCAAGTCTTCAATAACTTCTCGACGGTCTCGAGTACTCAGCTGCATGAATGGGGTAAATGATGCGTTGCCCAATATCACGATTTGAGTAAATGACTTGTAGTTGAGTTTTAGTATTTGGTTCTCAAGCTGTAGCTGATACTCACGAACAGATCCAGGCTGATCAATCAACTTACCATTCTTCAATATCTCAAACAGGTGTGGCTTCATGCCTCTACGAACTACATACTCAGTAGACCCTATGGTAAACTTAACCTCAACTTCCAACCCCTTATTATTGATAGAGTTGATCAGCTGTTGTTTCTTGATATTTCTGAACGGTTTACCAAACAGACCCAGAGTCAAAGCGTCAAGTATTGTAGATTTACCTGCGCCATTTTCCCCAGTAATTACTGTGCTTGGCGACCGATCAAGTTGAATAACAGTTTTGACATTTCCTGTTGAAAGAAAGTTCTTCCACGAAACTTCAGTGAACTTAACGATGGTATTATCCTCATTATTCTATAGTCAATGCTTCATTATATAACGAACGAACCAAATTGTCAAGTTTCTTTTTCGGAACTTGATCAGGCATGGTGCCGATATACTTAGACAAGATGGTCAAAGTATCTTCTGCTTCGTTCACAATATCATCATCTTCTTCAAGATTCAAATTCATGTGATCATCAACAATTTGTATATTGTTAGGATTGGATTTATACAGCTTGTCAATGAACATATCAAACCAATATGGGTTATTGCAGTTTTGGCGTACAACTTTTATGTATGTATCAGCAAAAGCATCGAAGTCAACATCAAGAACTTCTTCCATGGTTTTATCATTTTCATTGTAGAATATTTTATGGAACATAGAATACGGATTGCGGATAAACTCAAGTTCCCGTGTTTCAGTATCATATATGTGGAACCCTTTCGGATCGCCATAGTCAGCCCAAGTAAGTTCGTATGGGCAGCCGAGGTATTCAATATTATTAGTGGTAGATTTATGGTGGAAGTGACCAGAACAAACAAGGTCAAACTTCGAGAAGTCGCTAATCTTCATTCCGTGCTCATTCACGTTACCACGATCCATTAAACAGCCAGCAACTTCAAGGTGACCAAATAACACCTGAGCAGGCGTATCTTCCATAGCCTTAATAGCTTGGGCATAATTCTCATTATTAATCCAAGGCATGATCATTATATCATGACCATCTAGAGTAATATCAGTTGGCTCAGAGTAATATTTGAAATTGGCATTATCAAACAACTCATTCATTGAGTTTACATCGTTGGTATTCTTGTATGGGACGTCATGATTGCCAACGATGACATGTAAATCTAAACCCTTCTGCTCGCAAGGCTCGATAAACATTTCTTTCATTCTTCGCAAGGTTACATAATTAATATACTTTCTTCGATCAACAATATCACCAAGGTGGATTATTGTATCAACGCCACGCTTCTCAACTTCAGGGAAGAAGTGTTTGCTATAAAACCGTTCAAAGTAATCTAGGAACTTGGTGCTATCATTACGAACGCCAAAGTGCGTATCAGTTATCAGGGCAATCTTCATTACTTAACCTCGCATACACGATTTCTTAAATCGCTAGAACTAAATCTATGGTCACGCTTGTTGAAGTGTAAGTCAATATCACGCTTACGGCAGATATCCTTACCAGTAAATTCTTTGTCGCGATATTCCTCACCAAGAATACGAATGTCAATATGATACAGGGACAAGATGTCCATCAGATCGCATTCAGTTTGATATGGTATGATTTCGTCAACGTAACCGACAGCTTTGAGTTGAGTATATCTCTCGACAACTGTTTGAATAGGTGCGTTCTTTTCTTTGCGGTCAACACTAGGGTCAAGCTGTAGTGCGCAAATCAAATAATCGCATTGCTCTTTAGCATCCCTCAACATCTGAACATGCCCTGCGTGAAGCAAGTCAAAGGTCGAGCAGGTGAAACCGACTTTCATATAATTATTCCTCAATCGTTCTGCGCTTCTTAACCTTACGTCTCTTGTTATCTTCGAAGTCCCGAACAAACCCTTTCATATATTCTTCAGTCCACTCGCTATACTTAACATCATCATTAAAGTTCTTACCGCTATCATGAGATTGAGTATCAGCAGTATCACCAAGAACATTTGTGTGTTCTGAATACTTCATCTTAACATATAAGTGTTTCTTTTCTTTTTGTATTCTGCGCAGAAACGCATAGTAAATAATCTGAGTAAAGTATGCGAATGGGTTCTTTGACTTGTCTGGATTGAAGTTATCAATATACTGTAGACTATTTTCAATACCGTCGCAAATCATTTCATCGCGAAACGTGTAGTTGATAAAGTTTGGCTTGTAGGAAAGGTGAGTGGCAATCTTCATAATACACTCAGCGACATAATCTGGAACTACAGGTCTCGCTTCACCAGCATCGGCAGCGTCAAGTACGCTCTTCTTGAAATCACACATCGCCTCAAAGAATTTCTTATTATCAACATAATAAGGTCTCTTTCTTCTTTCTTCTCTACTCAGTCTAGCCATAAATCCACCTTAGTGTATCACAGTATTTGCAGTAACATGATACTGCTCTTCAAGTTGTTTCCTTAGTTTTTCAAACCTATCTTCAGGGTCTTCTTCATCAACCGCAGAAGGTAGGAGAGATTCCGTCGATGTCATATTGTCATGTATGGTATCTATACACTTATTATAGTATAAAACCATCTCCTCGTCAACTTCTTTTTCAGTTATTATATGAGCGATTTCTATATGGTAATGGTTGTCGAATTCGTCGAACGGCATCCATATATGAGACATCATAACAGGCGCATGCCTCACCTTTACAATAACAGATATCGGGTTGTTCAGAACAATTTGAGTTTCTGTATGATTGATGACTTCAGCCAATAGCGTATCACCACTGACCAGCTTAATCATACTAATTGTCATTGTCAACCTTATCAGCTATCTTTTTCAATAATTCCATCAACTCTTCAATTGTTTGAATGTCTGCGTGTTTCTCAGTATCCAATTTAACTTGTAAGTTTATTTCCATCTTCAATTCCTATATTGTACAACTTGTACTCAAAATCTTCCTCATTATACATCTTAATTCTAACAGCAAAATGCTTTAGTGTATGATTTTTCCATGACTTCCAACAAAGGTCGTCAGATATATCATACAGGGTAGCCACCTCTTTGTTGTCACCCTTTCGTAACCCTCGCCCTATAGACTGGAGATTACGGATCCTAGACTTGCTAGGGCTGGCAAAGATAACATTATGAAGATTTCTAATGTTAATCCCAGTTGAAAAAGTACCATAAGAGGCGATAATAATTGCGTCATTTTCTTTCTCCGTTATTGCTCTAACTTCTTCCCTTGTATTGGCATCAACCCCACCATATACAAAGAATACCTTTCTTCCATCTTCAGCCTCTTTCTGTATCTGTTCGTAAAGAGGCTCGCCGTGTTTTTTAACATATTGGAATAATACTAGTGTATTACCTTTTCGTGTCAAAGTCAAGTTCTTTATAAAAGCGTTCCGCTTTTCGTGCGAGACTAGAAAGTCCATTTCAGCTTGATACGTTGACTTAGAATTTAACTTCTTAGTTGCATCTGAATACTTGAGAACCAAGCACTTAATCCTAAACTCAGCAAGCGTCTTGTTGTCTATCAGCTCTTTAGTAGTAATAACCCTCATCACTGGACCAAACAAACCCTCTAACACTAACTTGTTTGTAACTGATTCATCAAGCGTACCTGTAAACCCAAACCGATACTTACAATCAGTCATCTTCTCCATAATCTTAGTAAGAGAGTTGGCTTTAAATAGATGGGCTTCGTCACCAATGATCATATCGAACTGATCAAAATACGATTTAGGCTGTTTGTAGATAGATTGCCAAGTACTGATAATTATTTTCGCTTCATCGTTACTTTTTTCTTGACCTGCAGTAACTAACCAAGTATAATAGAACTGTAGTGATTCTGAATAGTCTTTGAAGTCTGAGTTAAGTTGGCTCACCAGTGAGGTGGTTGGTACGATTACGAGGGCTTTCTTACATTCCTTCCGCAAGTAATACTTCAAAAGGCAGTAGATAATAAAGGACTTACCCGAAGCAGTAGGTGACAGAATTAAGGCTCGGTGATTGCGAACAGCGTGAGCAACCGCTCGAAGCTGATAGTCACGTGGCTCAAACTTACCGTCACTCAGAAACTTATTTAGTCCGTTTAAAGGTATGTCTATTGTGTGCTCTAGGTCGTCATGGACAATTACATTATAGTCTCTATCCTGAGCAAACTTCTTAATCTTTTGTATCAGACCAACGTAGATTTGCATGGTATTCACATTGAACAGTCGAATCTTTCCATCCCACATCTTAGCTCGGACTGATGGGATGAACGATGCTCCTGGGACTTCAAACTCAAAATAGCCTGATAGTTCCATAGCAATCCCACGGTCACATTCTACCTTGAGATATACTTCATCTTTCTTATGTATATGGATTTCTTCCATCATTAACCTGTAGTAAAGCGTGCCCAATCAACTGCTGACTTAATTTGGAACCCACGATTGTTAATATTCTTAATAACAGCATCGAGGTATGAGATCTTTTCTTCCTGCATCCCAAGTTTCAAATTAGTCTCAATCATTAAATCATCTGCCTCTATATAGGCTTCCACTTCATTCTTCAATAATTTCTTATAGAACTGAGTACGACCAAGCTCTACCAATTCATCATTATCTAACTCGCCAAGATAATACTCCATCAATACCTTGCGAACCTTTTTCGATTCTGCTCTGAGCTTGTATAGGGCGACACGCTCACCCATAAAGATTTTGATGTATTTATTGTGGACTACAGGAATCTTAGTGCTTTCTCGACCAAGTTCTGTTTCATCAATCTTACAGTCTTTATCCCACTCTTTAACAATACTTTCAATATTCAAATAACATCTCCAAAAAATAATATACTATGACAAAGTCTTTAATTCATACTTCCTATATGCGAATGATACAGTTGCTTTTAAGTATTCAACGTCAGTATTTTCAATATCAAACTCCAACGATGAAAGTGATGCGGGGTACAGATCTAAAAACGATATCTCAATATTTGGCGTCATATTACCAGTCATAACCATAAGCGAAGCATCTGAATATACCTCACCAACCGATGCTTGGGTTCTTCTTCCTATAGCGCCACGCTGTTCAAA